GTTTGGGCATTCCTCACGGAGACATGGTGCCCACCAAGCCCGGCATCACCCGGGGTGCTGCGTTGAGTGTCGAGGAAACGTGCTGAGGTGGCCATCCTCAGCGCATTCCAGCCAACTGCTTTCTCTCAACCGGGCCATTGGCTATGACCCGCCTTGCATTTCAAGGAGTAATTCCCCCCTGCCTCAGCCCACCTCCACTAGGTCCAGCTTACATCTGAATCCATCCTCCACCACCGATCTAACCGCGCTGGTGGGCTAAGAAGGACCTTCATTATTTGCCGGTTCCAATAGTAGTTGTGGGATCTGAAGAGGGGGGGGCGAGGGCGAGAGCTTCACCACACCCCCACAGAACAGCTAATCCACGTCGTAGGCCTTATTCGAAAGCAGTAGCTGCGGGGCCCTGGGTGGGATACCTAGGCGCCTCGCAACATACTGAAATCCTAATCCTGCGACAAAATTTGCGGCAGCTTTAACCGGAGCACTCTCGCTAACATTCTTGAGTGAAGAGACGAATTGTTCAAAGTACGTCTTCTCCGGTTTTGAGTACGTGGCTGCTGCTGCGGCCGCAGACAACGACTGTATAATCTCATACCGGCCCACATGCGATGGACTGGCATATTGATTGTAGGACGTGCCTGCGCACTCGAAGTGCTCCACCAATTTGACATTGTAGGTCGTGCCCGGTTTGCCGACAAATACTAGGCATGCCAGCGGTCCGACACCCGTGTTCCCACCGTCTGACCAGGGGTACTTCTGGTCCGAGTCCTTCCACTCGATTGCGGAATCCGCAATCGGTGGGAGAACAAAGACCTGATACTGATCCTTGACAGAGTGTTCACGCGCCACCGCATTGGCAATGCAACCGGTCAAAGTCGCACCACTCAGCGAGACGGCTTGCGGGCTGGCCAGGGAGTACGTGCTCCCCCCTCTGTCCAGCTCCGTCCCGGTATAGCGCCACTGCGCCCCTGCGCATACCATGCGAAATTGGTTGCCCACGCTGGTCTCTGGAAACATGCTGCTCGGAGCAGGCGTGTTCCAGTACCCACCGTTGATTCCAACTCCACTGGTTGCCAGTGATGAAGCCAGTGTCCCACCGTAAGTGGTGTCAGTGTAATAGATCGCACCGGAGTCATTGACTGGGGTGACATCGAACATAAGCCACCCAACGCCGTTGGTTCCAACGCCAACGGTCGCAGACTGTTGCCCGACCATCTTCACACTTTCCTTGACCGGAAAACCGGGATAGCATACGCGACCATAGATCTGGCTATCAAAAGGATCGGCAAGAGCACGCGCATACACCTTTTCGCACGCCTCCAGCCCTTGGAGCATCTTTGCTGTTGCTGTTCTTGGGGTCCTTTGTGACGCCCCTCGCTTCGCCTTCTTCTTCCCAGCCTTCTGGGACTTCTTCTTGTTACTTCCATTAGTCATCGTCAGGTTATTAACCCTACTGGGCTAGCAATGTGGTGGGATCGAAGGCCTCTCCTCGAAAGCTGCCCTCGACCGATGTTTGTTGCCCGCATGTTATCAAAAAGGCTTTGGCGAAACTCTCTCTAGTCGTCCCTGAGATCTCAGAGGGGGCCACATTTGGTGCAGTGGCCTCTCTCCTCCAAAAATTTCTAGCGACGCTCTTTAAGGGCTTTGTCCCCCCCCCCCAGACACGAAGCATGGTGTAGAATGCGTCAAGCATCGGCACTCCTGCACCCATGATCATCTCCGGCGGGCTGATTGTGGCCCAAAATCGCCTAGCCATGTCTCTATCCGTGAACCAACGGTGACTGCAGAGATACGTGCACATCTGCTTCACCGGATCTTTGACCAGCCTCCAGTGCTTCTCCACTAGCACCGGCCTGCACTGGCAAAAATCGATTGGTTCCATGTTTGTGGTGCTAACCCTCCTCGGGGCGCCCATCTTCAACTCCTGATTAAAACGGTTGAAGAAGGGCACCAATTCCGCCTTTAGCAAGGGCACCCATTTCTCGGAGACAATAAACACACAGTCATCCCCATCGTCGTACATACCCCACTCCGTATCAGGAATCCTAAACTCTGAACAAAATGTGGACAAGAATATCATCATGAGACAGGTATTTCCACCGGCGGTATTGAGATCCCCGCTCATCCTGTTTCCTTCGACGACATACTTAACCTGGCCATCTTTTAGGTTGGCAACACACTTGTTGCGCAACTGGGCCTTACCTGACGCCACAATGTGCGCCCGGACCTCTCTACTCCATCCGGCAGCCTTTGCGACTTTCAGGTACCATTTCCATTCAAGTTTCAGAGCTTCTTTAGACACATGTGCATCAAACGCGCTTCCGTCAAGATCCACGACCACCGGGGAGGGAATGCGAGCAACAAGCTCAAGCAAATCCCCCATCCGTTGGACCAGATTTCGACCCTTAGCGCAGCACCGTGCCTGCTTACTGTTCCAGATATACCTACCATGGTAAATCACATGCTCCATGGGCTTATACCAATAATACATCTGGGCTAGGAAAGCGGGCCTCCTGAATTGTATCACCCTCGGTTTATAGAACTTCCCTGGTTTTAACCAGACCCACTCGGCCTTGATAAAGGTAGTGACCAAGCGAGCATACCTCATCACGAAGGGCTCGTCCAAGGTTTTCATGTACATATCGGCCTTGGCTGGCGGGAAGTTACTCTTCATGTGCTCCCTGACCTCATCAGGGGACATGGGCTCGCTGACCTGACGGGCAGCAAGACTTGCTGATCTGTTGACCACACGGTTCGTTGCCCGGTGGGGAGGGTTCCAAACCTGTGGTCCAACATAGACGCGTGTCAACAGTGCCACTAGCACATTGGCAACCGTGTTGTCACTCATTCGATACTGTCTCAGCTGGATAGCATCGAGCTTCAATTTCCTCGTCTGTCTGGGTCTAGCGCGGGTAGTCGCAAACCACCGTACTTTAATTGTGAGGGAGTCGGCCCGACCCAGAGGCCGCGGCAAGGTGCTGATAAAGCTCTTGCCGTAGCTATGGGCCTCCTCCACTACCCAGATTAGAAAGATGGTAAGGCCATGCGCGCACCAATGAATTCACTGGCGATCGCTAGACCTGCTGGTTGGACATGCTGGCCGAACTTATTCTTCAGCCAGTTGGTGAGGTCACGGCGCGGTGTTAGCGCCGATAGTTTGGTCCTATGAAAGAACGCTGCCATCACCATAACTCGCATGACTGGGTTAAACCCCGCAAGCTCATCCTCCGAGAAAACCTCCTTCTCCAGGCAATAGTCACTAATCTCATCCCACCCGTCACGCACCTGCTGATGCATGTACTCGCGCTCAGCCACAAGGGCCAAGGCGTTCCACACATCATTAGGATTGTCCGCGGAGGGTTTGATCATGTTCCCATACCTCTCATAAAAAGCTTCACCCGCAGAGAGTCCCCCTGCCATGTCGTACACATCCTTCCCAATCGCTAGGAACAAGGCGTGCATCCCTTCTGTTCCCGCAGCTCTTTCCAACTGAGCAGCCGCATGCACGGAATCCTCTGGCTGCAACCCGCCCGGAGCCACCGCCGCGCCACCCGCCGCGAACAGCGGAACGATGGCCCGACGCGCTCCAGCGTTGTTGACAAACCGCGGAGTGGGTACGCGTACCTCCTTCCTCCTTGGTCGCATCCATGCATACATGACCAGGGCTACCACCACGGCAACCACCACTTCTCCCCAGCCCAGCTGGTCTAAGTACTGTGGTTGTGCCTCCACGCCTGCAAACATCATGAATAGGACGAGCATTTGGATGTAAAATGCTCTGTTCCACTTCAACATATGGATGTTCGACAGGCGTGGGAGCATCGTGGCGCATAGTTCTGCCACCTGGTCCTCACTATTGAGCTGAACAGCTTGGTACTCACGCTGTCCTTGCTCATCCCGCACTCTCGCATATATCCAGTCCTCACCGTCTTCAAGCGCGCGCTCCACCTTCAACTTCAGAATCT